CAGCACCAGCACCAGCAGCTCCAGCGGCTGATGCTAGCCAATCTAGTGCAGCAGATATTCTTGCCGCAATTAGAGCTCGCAAAAACTAAAACATAAGCTGACATTATAGTGGGGGATCAATTCCCCCACTGTTTATATTCTATAGGAGATTACTATGGCAAGACCATTTGACGTAAGCAAATTCCGTAAAAGTATTACTAAAGCGGTACCCGGACTAAGTGTCGGGTTTAATGATCCAGATACATGGATCTCAACAGGTAACTATACCTTAAACAAACTAATCAGTGGAGACTTTGAAAAGGGTATTCCACTAGGTAAAGTATCAGTATTGGCTGGTGAATCAGGCGCAGGTAAGTCATACATTGCGGCTGGTAATATTGTTAAACAAGCACAACTTCAAGATATTTTTGTTGTACTGATTGATACTGAAAACGCACTAGACGAGACTTGGTTGCATGCACTAGATGTAGACACCAGTCCTGAAAAATTGTTAAAACTTAACTTAGCAATGATTGACGATGTAGCCAAAGTTATGAGTGATTTCATGACAGACTATAAAAAGGAATGGGCAGACAAGGAAAAGGACGAACGTCCTAAAGTATTGTTTGTGATTGACTCATTGGGTATGATGTTGACACCAACTGATGTTAAACAGTTTGAAGCAGGTGATATGAAGGGTGACTTGGGCCGTAAGCCTAAAGCACTAACATCACTGGTTCGTAACACTGTTAATATGTTGGGCGAATACAACGTAGGACTAATGGCAACCAACCACACATACGCATCGCAGGATATGTTTGATCCAGATGATAAGATTAGTGGTGGGCAAGGCTTTATCTACGCAAGTAGTATTGTGGTTGCTATGCGTAAACTTAAACTAAAAACAGACGCAGACGGCAACAAGACTTCACAAGTACATGGTATTAGAGCGGCGTGTAAAGTAATGAAAACACGTTATGCTAAACCGTTTGAAAGTGTACAAGTGGAGATTCCATATGAAACAGGTATGAGCCCATACAGTGGACTTGTAGAGTTCTTTGAAGCCAAAGATATTCTAAAGAAGAGCGGTAACAGTTTGGAATACACTAGCCACGTAACTGGTGAAGTAATTAAAATGTTCCGTAAGCCTTGGAATGCTAATAAAGATGGCGCATTAGACCTTATTATGAGAGAATGGGATGACATTGCTGTTGATCAGTTAACTGAACAACCCGTGGACGAAGATTCCGAAGAAGAACTAAATAGCCTTGATGAAAATTTATCCACTATTGAGGAATAATAATGAAACTATCAAGTAATGACGCAGTAAGTCTTGCAGAATTGTGGGACAGCATCAAAGCATATGTTCCAGTTAAGGATAGAAGCACAGCGGCCCAGCATTTTTTAAGTGCGGTACAAGAAAGTGCTTTGTGCGATCTAGAAGAACATGCAAACGAACTTCATGGAGTTTGTAGCATTCTAGATCGTGCCCTTAAGGAATATGATGTTGATGATGAATTAGAAGAATATGAAGAAGAATCTGAGTGGTAATTAGACAGTGAACTGGTTATCAAAGATACGAAAAGATATCAATCAAATAGTTTATGCGATTGACTACTATGAAAAAGAGCTTACTGAAGCTAGGGTTCAAACAGGACTTCGTGGCAGTGTTGAAAAACATAGCCGCGATATGCCTGGAGTAGTTGAACAACGTTTTGGACAATTACAAGAAATCGAAAGTATTTTAGAGTTCTTAAACATAGAACTACGTAGAATGCGTAGTGAGAAATTCAGGAAGTTTCTGGAGCATTATAACAGACAACTTACTAGCCGTGATGCGGAAAAGTATGTTGATGGTGATCCAGATGTCGTGAATCAACAGCATCTTATTAATGAGTTTGCCCTGTTGCGTAACAAGTATATAGGACTATCAAAAGCATTAGACGCCAAGCAGTTTCAGATCAATAACATTGTGAAGTTACGTGCGGCTGGACTTGAAGATGTGAGTTTATAGTGTAACAGAAGGTGTGATCAGGCCTTGTTGTATATAGCTAACACAGAACGTGTTGCAAAGTCGTTAAAAATATCGTCTGCGAACATCCATTCTGTTACACAATTTACTTATCGTATGATTAAAAAATCATAAAAAAACCAATAAAAATTACAAGTACTTGAAAAGGCAGGATTTATTCTTGCCTTTTTTTTCTGTTTTTTGTTGACAACCAAGACGTCTTACTGTATATTAATGGTATAAGTTAAAAAACAGGAGTTAGCAAATGGCATATGTTTCACAAAAAGACAAAGCAGAATTAGCACCAGGCATCAAAGCAGTGCTTAAAAAGTACAAAATGAAAGCCAGTATCGCTGTTCGTAACCATTCAACACTTTGCGTTAATATCAAAGAAGGCGCAATTGACTTTAGCGATAGTTTTACACATGGTGATGGTTATATTCAAGTTAATGAATATCATATCGACCGTCACTATGCAGGTAAAAAGCGTGAGTTTTTTAACGAACTACTAGCGGCAATGAAAGGCCCAAAGTACTTTAACGATGATGATGCAATGACTGATTACTTTAGTCGTTCACACTATACTGACATCAATGTTGGTAAATGGAATAAACCTTATAACTATACAGGAGTATAAAATGACAAAAATTAAATTTGATATCAACCAATTGGATGACATTATGATTGGTGATGTAGATATGAAAGACTATCCAGACTTTTGTGATGCGTATGTTGAGTCAGCATCGTTCAAAGGTATTGAATTAACTGATCAACAACTGGAAGAACTTAATATGTCAGATGAAACCCGTGAATGGGTTAATGCAAATGCATACGAAAGTTTATTTTAATAAAATAAATTAAAATAAGGCTTGACAACCAAGACGTCTTACTGTATACTAGTGGTATATTAAATAAGAAAGGAGTTAGAAATGAGTGTAGAACTTAGAACTGTTATTTCAGATTTAAATTATATTCGTGGCACGGCTACTCCACGCCAACGACTAATTGATATGACGGAGATGACACCGCAGCAAGCCAATGATGTCTTTGCGTTTATCAATTTGAGCTTAACATCAAAGGTAATGAAAAAAGAAGGTGAGCGAACACGTATTGAAGTAAAACGTGAAACCGTTAAACTATTCAATGCCATTACCCAATTACAATGCATGGGCTTCAAGGCTCCTGCCAATCTTTCAAACATATAGGAGACACGTATGCCAGATGAAAGCAACTTTAGACTATTTGTGAATAACATGTATCAGGCTGCAATGAATGAACGATCAGCCTATAAACAAGAACCATGCACAATTCAGGAGTACTTTGATAACCATAAGTTTTGGTTAAAAGCTCAGTATCAAAGTGGCAAAGAAAACAAAAATGTTGTTGACATTGTAGATTAAATTTCGTATACTACACAGGTAAACAGGGCAAAAGGCAGAACAATGAAAAAGAAATATGACATCTTTAAAGTAATGACACTTGCTATTGCAGTTGATGAACTTCAAGGCTTCATCAAAAGTGGATATGGTTATCATGATTATAAAAATAATACCAATGTATATGATAATAAGTCTGCCATCAAGATGATCCTCCAGGAGAATCCAGACGCACCTGTCATTGAGATAACCCAAAAACATCGTGACCAAGCTTCTGAGCTCAAAGAATACTTTGACAGTGTTATTGTGATGAAGAAGCTCACAGGCAGTGTTAATGGGTTTGAAGACACTGTAGGCCAATTACTTAACTATACAGAAGTAGACAACTATGGCATTAGTGTAATTGCAAGTCTGCCCAACAGTTTACGCATCCAGAAACAACGTGACGAAATGGAAGAATTTTACGATGAAAAACGTCACACCAGTGAGTATGTTGGCAGTGTTGGCAAACGATTTAAGTTTAACCTACTAATTCAGGATATTAAATTTATTGCCAAATATAACATTCATTTGGTAACTGGTGTAGAAGGTGACGTAAACTTAGTTAAGTTCTTTTGGAGCAAAGACCCAGACATCAGTAGTATCCTTGTTGGTAAAACTATGGACGTTACTGGATTTGTTAAAGAGCAAAGTATTAGTAAATTCAGTAAATGCAAAGAAACTGTAATTAATCGTGTAAAAATTCAAGAAAGTGCTTGACAATAACTACACTAGATGTTATCATGTATATATAAGTTAATGCAAAAGGAGTGAGAACCAATGCAAAAAGTACGTGTTTTAACCGGAGTATATGCCGGAGCAACAATCAAAGATACTGTTTTTAAACTTGAAAAGCCTTTTAAGATAGGCCGTAACGGTGGATTTATCACAGTGTGTGGTAAAGATATTCCAGGAATGCCAGATCGTAGGATCCGCATTAAAGTGGAAAGTGCAAACAGTTTTGAGGATGTTGACGATAATGCGTCAGTAGGCACACCGACGTCAGACGTCAAGCCAGAAGAAACTGACGAACAAGTAATTGAACGACTACGTGAGCGGTTCCAAATTTTGGAAGACATGACAGAGGCCGCTATTGATGGAGTTGTTCGTGGAATGGTTGTAACAGGCCCTCCAGGTGTAGGTAAAAGTTTTGGAGTAGAGCAAGTGCTGGATTCAGCAAAGGTTGCTACAAAACTAACTAATGCACCAGAACGTTACGGCGTTGTTAAAGGCGCCAGCTCTGCTATTGGTTTGTACAAAACATTGTATGAATATGCAGACAAAGGTTCAGTACTTGTGCTGGATGACTGTGATACTGTATTGTATGACGAAACTAGTTTGAATTTGCTTAAAGCCGCATTAGACAGTGGCAAGAAGCGTAAACTAAGTTGGTTGGCAGACAGTGCATTGTTACGCCGAGAAGGCATTCCAGACACATTTGAATTTAAAGGAAGCGTTGTGTTTATTACAAACCTCAAGTTTGAAAAAGCTCGCGGTAAGATTGCAGACCACCTGGGTGCGATCATGTCACGTTGCCACTACTTGGACTTGACAATGGATACAATGCGTGAAAAGTTTTTACGGTGTAAACAAATTGTTGGAGATGGCATGCTTGATGAGTATGGCTTCAACAAAGCCGAGCAAGCAGAGTTGCTGGAATATGTTTACATTAACCGTAACCGACTGCGTGAATTGAGCTTACGTATGGTTACCAAAATTGCAGATTTACGAAAGATGAATCCTGTAAAGTGGAAAACATACTCAGAGTCAACATGCATGCGGAGAGTTTAATTGGTTAGCTTCTCCTCTGTCTATATCACTCTCACTCCAGCTAGCTAATTAAAACGGGGGGATCGAAAGGTCCCCCCACCCTTATCTTCTTGACAACAATAGGTAAAATCTGTATAGTATTATTATGGCAAAGATTATTTTAAAAGATGAAGTAAATTGTAAGATCGAAGGTCTCGATCTGGATACTCGCAAGAAACTGGTCAACAAGTTCAGTTTTATGTTGCCGTATGCATATCATGTGCCGGCATACAAACTAGGACGTTGGGATGGTAAGGTTAATTACTTTAACATTGGTGGGTCTACATATACAAATCTATTGGAAGACATATTGCCAGTATTAATTGCTGACGGTTATGAAGTAGATATTGATGACCGCAGAACAGAAATTAAATTAGATTTCCCACAAATTACAGAAAAACATTTTAGTGATAAACGGTGGCCTGAAAAACATCCAGTTGCAGGCGAGCCAGTTGTATTGCGTGACTATCAGGTTGAGATTATAAATCAGTTTCTCAGTAACCCACAGTGCTTACAAGAGATTGCAACTGGTGCAGGCAAGACATTAATTACAGCCGCACTCAGCAACCTAATAGAACCATATGGTCGTAGTATTGTAATTGTACCCAACAAAGACTTGGTGTTACAAACAGAAGTAGACTACATCAACTTGGGATTGGATGTGGGTGTATACTTTGGGGATAGAAAAGAATTTGGCAAAACACATACCATTTGTACATGGCAGAGTTTAAACAGCATGGAAAAGCGTTTTCGTAACGGAGACAGCGATGTAAGTGTTGTGGACTTTGCGGCTGATGTACAGTGTGTTATTGTAGATGAGGTACATCAAGCCAAAGCTGATGTGCTTAAAAAGTTACTCACAGGAGTATTTGCTAATGTTCCAATACGTTGGGGTCTTACTGGTACAATACCAAAAGAAGACTCAGACAAGATTGGACTTACAATTAGTCTGGGGCAAGTGGTAAATAAACTTGCGGCCAGTGAGTTACAAGACATGGGCGTTCTAGCACAGTGTGATGTGAACGTTCTTCAACTTCAGGATACTGCTGAATACAGCAACTATCAGGAAGAATTAACATACTTAACCACAGATAAACAACGCCTGGATTATATGGCTGGATTAGTCAAGAGTTTAAGTCTTGAAGGTAATACACTAGTATTGGTTGACAGGATTAAGGCTGGCGAAGGATTGATTGAGCGACTTCCAGAAGAGTCGGTGTTTATTAGTGGCAGTATGAAAAGTAAGGATCGCAAAGATGAATATGATGAGGTTAGTGAGGCAAACAACAAAATTATTATTGCTACTTATGGTGTGGCCGCTGTTGGCATTAACATTCCTCGCATCTTTAATCTTGTTCTTGTTGAGCCTGGTAAGTCTTTTGTGCGTGTTATCCAGTCTATTGGCCGTGGCATACGTAGAGCAAAAGATAAAGACAGTGTTCAAATTTGGGATATAACCAGTACAGCTAAGTTTAGCAAGCGCCATTTACGTGAGCGCAAAAAGTTTTATAAAGATGCTAACTATCCCTTTACTATAGATAAGGTAAAATATAGAAAATGAAAATATTAACAGTAGAAAATAAGCCGTACGAATTAGACTTTGTACCAGAAGAAATAGAAGATGTGCGTTACGGCGTATTAGATTATAGCAATAAAAACGATGCAGATTATTTCTTTGTGCCGCTTGTTTTTCTTGAAATATTTAATGCACCTGCGGCAGTATTGCGTATAGGTAATCACATGGTTAAAATGCCATTGGATTGGAGTTTAATTATTTGTGAGCCAGATGTTGGTGAACCTGAAGTAGTACCCATTACAAGTTTAAATGATCGAGGCTTCCATGCATTTACATTTAATCCAATCTCAGGGTTTTTACCCAAGTTTCAGAATGTGGAAATTACAAATGTATTTCAGGAAGTTAAATGGCATTTTCCAAAATTAAAGTTTGGACACTTTTTAGCGGTGCCACTGGGAGATGAAGAAGGCAGCAACTGTGCCTTTTTTGTCAAAGAAACCAGTAAGGTTCCTGATATACTAGACACATATTATTTGTGGTAATAGTATGAGTGGTCAAAGACGTTGGTTAAAAACATGGGCTAGAACTGTTGGTATGCCGATTGGTGTTACTGATGAAGACAAGCCTGAGTTTTTGCCTATTTCACAAACAGATGTAAAACGTGCATTAATTTTTAGGACGTTCTGGATTATCTTGCATGTTGTAACATGTTGTGCTATCATAGCAGGTAATGGCAGAACACTGGGATTTTGGTAATGAGTAATAAACTAACAATTAAAGAAGAGATGCGAGCGATTGATCAGCGTGACGTCGGTTGGTGGGATACACTAACTGAAGAAGAACAAAAGAAGATTAGTCCTTGGTTATTGATGCGATATACCAGTGCATGTGATACAAACCATGATGCAATCCGTGATCATTATTTAACAATGACTAATGAACTAGTTAATGTACAGTTTAATACATTGCGGCATCATGTACAACTACAGCATCGCTTAATGCAAGTTGTTGGTATTGGTAAAAGTCAATATCATCCGTGGATAGCACCCGGCAAGAGACAAAAGAAAAACAAAGTGGCTGAATGGTTACTAACACTGTATCCAGGCATCAATGATGACGAGTTGGATATATTATTGGAAAGTCCTAAAGCTGAACTTAAAAGTCTGGCAGAGTCAGCAGGCATGACAGACAAGGATATAAAGGCATTATTTAAATAATGTACAGTTGTGAATATTGCAAAAGAAGTTTTAAACGTGAGAGTAGTCTTGCTGTACACATGTGCGAACGCAAGCGACGAGCTCTTAATCGTAGCGAAAAGCACGTTGTAGCAGGATACAATGCCTACAACTACTGGTATAAATTGGCAATGGGCAGTAAGAAAGACAAGTCATATGATGATTTTGCTGGCAGTCAATACTACAGTGCGTTTGTGAAGTTTGGCAGATACATACTTGATATCCGTGCAGTTAATCCAGAATCATACATACGCTGGCTAACCACAAACAAAACTAAATTGGATACTTGGTGCAAGGACAGTGTTTACAATCGTTACTTGGCTGACAGTAGTAAAAGTGAAACCGCTGACAGAGCATTAGAGCGTTTTGTAATACATGCTGAAGCCTGGAGTAAAACAAGTGGGCATCATTGGAGTGACTATTTTGATAAGGCTACTCCACACAGTATTGTAATACACATTGGCAACGGAAAGATATCGCCCTGGATAATTTATAGCAGTGACAAAGCACAAAAATGGCTGGATACTATTCCCAATGACATGCTCAAGCAAGTGGCAGATACACTGGATCCTAATTTTTGGGTACGCAAGACAAAACTATTTCCACAGGAAGTTAATTTTATAAGAGAGATAATTGGATGATACCAGCAACAGACATTGACATTGATACAGCAGACAGAAATCGTGTACTGGAATTATTCCCACATACAGTAGCAGTAATCAAACGTGATAATAAAACTGTTAAACACAACACTGGTGTATACTTTCACAAGATGCCCAGTGAGCCATTTACTGGCATGGCTACAATTGATCACAAGGAAGCAGAAGATCGCGGCTTTTTTAAACTTGATATACTTAACCTAAGTTTATACAAAAACATCAAGACACCAGAACAACTGGATGAACTTATGGAAATAGAACCGCAGTGGGATTTACTCGCACATGATGAGTTTATTGATATGCTGTTCCATGTCAAAGGACACGGCGATATTTTACGTAAACTAAAGCCCACAAACATCACACAACTGGCCGCAGTGTTGGCTATTATACGTCCTGCAAAGCGACATTTGGTTGACAGTGATTGGGATACTATTATGAAGCAAGTGTGGATACCGCCCACAGACGGAACTTATTACTTTAAAAAGAGTCACGCTGTTGCCTATGCACATGTTGTGGTTGTACAAATGAATCAGTTGGTAGACACACTAACATGAGTTTCAATATAGAAGAGTTTTGGCATCATGGCTTCTGCAAAATAAGAGAAAATATACCACGCAGTACAATAGATGCACATCGTGGATTTTTACAATCCAGTCAGATAAGAATTGATCGTGGGCATGATGTACACGGCAACTATTACAGTAAACCTCCCAAGCGTAAAATACAATGGGCTAATACCTGGAGTCAGGAACTAAGCGAAACACAAGTAGTAAATGCATGTAATAAATTTTATATGCCACAGATAGCACTACTGTTGGATGATCCAGTGTTGTATCACAGCGATGTTGTGACAACTTATCCAAACTATCAGACAGTGCGACCGCATATTGACACACCTTATAGACATGAAAGTTTTGCTGATGAAGATCAGTTCTTGGGTGTACAGTGCTTGTTACCGCTGACTGAAAACTTTGGACCACGCACTGGCGGTACAGCATTTGTGTCTGGCAGTCATAATACTAAATGGAATATCAAAGACTGTTACAATGGAAAGCACGATGAGTACTTTACACAAAATTGTCAGGCAACACATGTAAACTACGGAGAAATGCTGATATGGCATCCCAGAGT